AAGATTCAATGAGTAAAAAAGAAAAACCTCGTAATGAAAATATAAATTTTTATAAATTAACTAAAAAATATAATAAAGTTTATCATAATCCTAATTTTGATAAGCATAAAATTAACATTCCGGCGCGCATATTACTGGTCGGCGGATCTGGTAGTGGTAAGACATCCACTTTAATGAATATTATACATAGAATGAATAATACATTTAACAAAATAGTTGTATGTTGTAAAAGCAAAGATGAGCCTTTATATCAATATTTAGAAGAAAAAGGTGAAGATTTAGTAGAATTTTTTGAGGGTATAGGTTCAATTCCGCCTTGTTCATCATTTAAAGATTCAAATGACCAGATTCTAGTAGTATTTGATGATTTATGTGTTGATAAACATCAGTCAATTATTGAAGATTATTTTATTCGTAGCCGTAAAATTGCAAATGGTATAACTTGCATATATTTAACTCAATCATATTATAAAACCCCTAAAATTATCCGTATTCAATGTAATTATATTATTCTAAAAAAATTAAGTTCATCCCGTGATTTGAAGCTTATATTAAGCGAAACTTCAATGTGTATAGACTTAAAAGAATTAGTTGAGATATATAAATATTGCACTAAAGACCAAAAAGATTTTATGATGATTGATATTGATGCACCTGATGACCAAAAAATACGGCATAATTTCTTAGAAATAATACCAATACCTATACCCCCGTAGGTGTGGTTATGTAAAGCATTCTTTAACGTATAACTTTGTTATACAATAGATCCATTTGTTAAATTTACATTTATTCTTTTTTTGTATGCAATGAATACTAGTAAGTTAATAGATACACCACTTACATTTTGACATAATAGCTTAATAGATTTAGGGGCTACATTATTTGGCAACCTTCTTGAAAGATTATATAAATAATATCTATATCCATTAGACCATTCGTGATATCCTACTAGTCCATTATTTATTCCCGTAGTCATTCCCCCATTAATTGAGCCCAATGATTGTACCTCGTTGATATATGTTTGAAAATCATAATAAAATTTATCATCTAAAATGTTTTTTCCTGACACTTGAATTTGAATATTTGAAAGTTGACCCATAGGGAGTGTAGTATTTGGTGCAGAATCAAAAGGAGACTGCCATTGATTCAATCCAGCATTATTCGTATTAGAAAATACTGACTGCGCTACATTCGTATTAGCATATGGTAAAATAACTATATATTCTGGTTCTGCAATTCCTGAAGTTAATACATAATCTACATATCCTCCAGTAGCAATACTATTAATTTGATAAGAATAAAAATCAATATATTCAATTGTTTTAGATGGTGAAATACTAAGAAGTTGTTCTTCATATTCTTTTTTCATAAAATAAACTGGTGCATATAGTCGACACGTCGCAATTTGAGGAGGTGCAAAACTCGTAGATGTTCTTGCAATCCCACATTCATAAAAAAATTCTAATTTATGTTCTAATGCGGCTTCACTACATGCTAGAATACTAGGCAAAGGGGGGCTTAATCCTGCACCTGCAATAGTATTATATCCACACGATGCGGCCATTATAGGGCAACTATTTCCAGATATTTGATTATATCCACCATCTGCTAATTGTAAAAATATTCTCGGTGTATTTCCATTTTCTCCAACACCTGCATCATCTGCTCTTACTGTAGTCGTACCAGTAATATTTACTCTACAACTATTATATATGATATTTATTCTAATCTGAGAGCCCTTAATTAAAGGCATATTTTCAAAAAAGGATGAAATCTCTTTTAATTTTATAATAGCAACCATATTCCATTGTAGTCTTCTCGTATAATTTCCATCTTTATCGTCAGCGCTTCCATTATCTACGCAATATGATTTTGCAATAAAATTAGTTTGTCCAGTTGTTTTAAGTTCTGGCAATGATCCAATTCCAATACCTAATTGAGCTGCATTAGATCCTATAGGATATGATGTTAATTTAAGACGATTATAGAATCCTTCATTGTATAAATCTAATACTGGATATATAGGACTTACTGAACCTGTATGAGCTCCTGCGTTAGCTGCTACAAAAGGAGCAAACGCAAAATCATTAGGCACTCCTGCTGCTTTATTAGGATAAATTAAATTATTAGTATAACCATCTCCATTTACAATTGTAGAATTTACTGCTGCATTATCGTAACCATTGTTTATAGTATCCCAATTAAAAAATCCAAAACTAGAAGCCGTATCTGGATAAAATCCAGTAGTAGGTGCCCATTTTTTAACATCATTTTTAGACATAGAGGTCATATTTTTAAATGAGATATATGCATTAGTTAAAGGTTGATGATCTGAAATAGTAATTCCATTGTATTGAATTGAGCATGAATGTATTAGCTGATGAAATCCCGCCTTAATTCCAACCATATAAGGCGAAAAAGCTGCTGCGGCGGCTGCAACTCTTGCATTGTCTCCTGTATCTGTTGTATAAGTCATAGACACCACAAAAGGTATTTCAATATAACTATTTGAATAATCTACATATCTTCCACAAGAAGCTAATCCTCCCATATTTGTATCAAATTCAATAAATCCAGAATAATTCCCATTTGCTGTATCACTAATACTCATAATTTTTTTTTCAATAAAAGGTTCTTGCACCATATTACTTTCTAAAGTATCATCATAAATAAAACTATCTGCCATTGTATAGTAAAGTAAGACTTGTCTTACGTATTACGTTATATATATACAATAAAATTTATATTATGAGTAAATAAATATTAAAAAAAAATGTGAATTAGCTCCTACCGCTAGGAGCACGAGCGTAAGTGAAGTAGTGGTAGTAGTTTATGCTGAAGGTCTTCCAGTCTCCATATTCAAATTAATTTTTTTACCATATACAACAAAACAAAGTAAATCAATGGCAACACCGCACGAATTAACACCAGACACAATAATCTGCTGTTCTCCAAAAGAATCTGCTGGTAGTCTTCTTCCAACATCCGCCACGTAATATCTAAAACAATTATCAAATTCATAATGTCCTATAAGTCCTGATGATAATGAAGTTGAGAGTCCGCCATTAATTCCAGTCCTTGAGAGTTCATCAATAAAATTAGAAAAGTCATATTGTGCCGATGTAGCAAAACAATTTTTACCTGATACATTCACATTGAATTGAGTTATTGCAGCCCTTGGTAAAGTAGTTCCTGGAGCGCTATCAAAAGGCGATTGATATGTAGGCACTGTAGCTGCTAAAAATACACCCGCTGAAGTATTAGCATAAGGGATTACGATCACATATTTAGGGTCTGCAATTCCTGAATTTAGAATGAAATTAAAATTTGAATTTACTGAAATATTAGTTTGTCTATATGAATAAATGTCAGTATATCTAATTTCACGCATAGGTCTCTGATTTAGTAGCTGAAGTTCATATTGAGGGTTTAAAGTATAACTTGGCACATAAAGACGGCAACTGGTAAGGGGAGGCGTTTTAATTCTATTAGTACAATTTACTACACCACTTGAAATAGTATAATTGGAATCCGTAGCCGCCAAAGGAGCTGCCCATGGATTATTTGCTGCACCTGAAGAGAGCATATATGGCAATGAATTCCCTGATGTCAATACTACTGAACTAATACTTAGGGTTGCTGCTCCTGCTCTTGCAGCAACTACATTCCCCGCATTATAATTTATCACGATATTCATCAATGTCCCTTTTGTCAAACATATTTTATCAAAAAAGTCTGCCAAAAATTTAAGTGGTATAGTAGCGCAAATAGTCCATTGTAGGATTAGACCAACCCCAGCCACATTATTATCAGTGCAATAGGATTTAAATGTCTGGTCTAAATTTGTTCCATTCAATCCAGTAGGTACTGCACCAACTCCCGCAGGCAAAATGTTATTTCCTCCACCTGGTATAGAATATGATGTATATTTCATTCTTTCTGCCAGTCCTACATTATAAGTGTCTAATGTAGTCCCTGCACCTGCAAAAGCTGGCGCCGTCGTTGATAAAATAACATTATTGCTATACCCATCACCATTAGCAGATGCTACTGCACTAAATTTATGAGCTGCATTATCTGGATAAAAAATAGATGTTGCACCGTGTTTTTTCAAATCATCTTCACTAAATGTAGTCATTAGTTTATAATTAACATAGTGCGATAAAAATGATTGCTGACTAACTACATTTACACCATTGATATCTACGGATATAGAATCAATAATTTGATATGTTCCATTTTTTAATCCTGCAAAAAAGGCACTTCTCATCGTGGCATTTTTATCGGCGGATGATCGTAGTGTAATTAAAAATGGCACTACAATATATGCCTCTGAATAATTTAACCAGTCGCCGCTTGATGCCAATGTTTCAGTAGAAAAATTAATCTGTCCATTGTATGACTGATTATTTGAATCTAATGCATAAAGCATCTCTTTTTTAGTAAATGGGGTAATTTTAATTTGGTCTTCTAAAGTCTCATCGTAAATAAAACTATCTGCAGCTGCTGATGACATATGGATTATGTGAGTGAGTAATGTAAATACGTAAGACTTGTCTTACTTTACTATATTATATATATAAAAAAATATATTTCTATAAATAATAATGTAAAGAAAATCTTTACGGTAAAGATATCTTTACGCTTATATAATAAAGTAATAAATAATGTAAGTGTATAACTTTGTTATACTTTACGCTACAAAATTAAAAATTTACATATCTACGCGTATCTTTTTTTTTTGTTGATTTTACGCCACTCAATTTTAAATTTTTCAATGTATTACGTACATTATTTAGATTAGTAGCTCCACCATTCATTACATCGTTTCCACTCTTAGTCATATCAATAGGTATAGCACCTCCAGATTTTGTAGCTCTAATAATATGATGGTTTTTACTGATATAAACTCTGTTGTCTTTGACTCCTTTCAATGTGTTGATTCTCATCGTAAAATATATCTTTACGTTTATATACTATATATGTAAAAATATTATTTACAAAATTAAATTTACATTAATTGTAAAGCACGCTTTACTCAGAATCGATTTTGCATCGTAAAGTATAACAAAGTTATACACTTACATTAATTGTAAAGCACGCTTTACTCAGAATCGATTTTGCGTGCATAAATTATTCCGAAGCTTTAATTAATAATTGAACAATAAGATTAGTATCATTTAATTTTACTGGATTAAATGATTGGTCTAAAAATTCAATTTGAAAAGATGCATAATTTCCATCTTGAATATCAACCCAAAAATATTCATTTGGTCTTACATCTATAACTGATCCAAATCCAACTTGCGGACTAAATGAAAATAAGATTGTCCTTGGATTTGCATATTTGTTATTTAATAAGCTACACGCTAAAGTTAATGATTGCACTGGAGACACTTGCGGAGTAAATGATGATAAAAATGATTGTGTCGTTGCTGCTTGTACTGCTGGATAACTACCTGCTGTATAACCTATTAAATTTCTAAATAATGTAGATGGCACAATTAATTGTGTAGTTGTAGCTGCTGCTGGGAGTGGAATAGCATTTGGATTAGTATAGCCTAAACCGGCTAGCTGTGCAGCTGTTGGAACTGCAAAAGTATCAACTTCAACAGCGTAATATGTAGAATTTTCTCGAAAAGTTAAAAAATAAACATAATCCCCATTGCTATCTACTAAATACAAATTATTAGTAATACAAAATTGTTGAAGAAAATCATTGATTTGCGAAATTGTGTAAAATCCATCTGGCATCACTACAGTGTACAATGTATTGCCTGCTAAAAATGGGAAATTAAATGAATATGTATTATTTTGATTCGCTACGCTAATATTAAACCAACTATAGTAAATAGAAATATTACCTAATGCTACTTTTGATTTTTGAAATTTAACAGAACCACTTGGAAATGTGTAAACGTATTTATTGTTAAAAGTATCGCTAATTAATGACGATGAATTTATTATTATGGGATAAACTGTATATCCATTCATTATACACTATATATATTTATACGCAAATTATTATCTATTAAAAAATAATCGAAGTTTTAATTTGTTGCATAGCAAAATGTAAAGCACGCAGTAAGACTAGTCTTACCTTACATAGTAAATTTAAAGAAACATTTGGTTATGCTTATATATAAAAACGCACGTGCTCCCTGCGCTGATTTTCTTTGAAAATCGATTCCAACAGGAATTAGGAGCTTCTTTATTCTGAATCATATTTATTTATAAATGTATAGTATTTTTTACGAGGTGATCCCTTGCAGAATTGCATACATCTAAGAAAATGAAGGCAGTAATTTCCACATCCGCCGAATTTTACATTTTGAATTTGTTTTTCTGAATATATGGCGTATTTACTCCATTTAGCCATAAAATCAATTACTTCATAAGGGGGAACTATACCGAATGAATCAAAATATAAAGAAATGTGTTTTCCGTTATCAATATCATTATAAACCGCTAACCAGTGGGTTCCATTTCCATCATTGCTATCCTGCATATTAATTATATAGCCGCCTTTACGGGGGATTACATGTTTCAACATATCTTTAGTATAAATACCATTTAAATTAATTTTAAATTGCTGAGCTAATTTTTCTAATTCAATATTAGTAGTTCTAGATTTATCTATGATCGACTCCACCATCTATATATGTAAAGAGAATCTTTATACAATCTTGTAGAAAAGTGCATTAAAGTAAAACGTGTATATAGTATATAGATAATAATCAAACGGACAAAAATAGACAATGCCATATACTGCTAAGATTTACAAAATAGTAAATACAATCAATGATGATATTTATGTAGGTAGCACTAAAAACGAATTACGTAAAAGATTTTATGATCATAAACGAAATGCTATACATAAAAAATTAAATAACGGTCTTTATGATATGATAAATGAATATTCTATAAATTGTTTTAGAATAATTTTAATTGAAGAAATTGAATGTAAAAATAAAGAACAACAATTACAATACGAACAACGCTTTATTGATAAACTTAAGCCAAAATTAAATAAAAGAAATGCAACTGGAACCAAATGTGTGCATAATAAACAGCGCTCCAACTGTAAAGAATGTGGTGGTTCTCAAATATGTAAGCATAATAAGAGACGGTCGATATGTAAAGAATGTGGTGGTGGTCATATATGCGAACATAATAAAAGACGTTCAGACTGTAAAGAATGTGGTGGTTCTCAAATGTGCGAACATAATAAAAGACGTTCAGACTGTAAAGAATGTGGTGGAAGTCAAATATGTAAGCATAATAAAAGAC